AGCTTTCTTCAAACTCTTCGGCTGTCATACGTGAAACCTCAGACTCTGTAATTACATTGTTTGCGTCCTCTACATCTACTTGTGTTTTACTACGTTTAGTCACAGTAGAGGCTGCTGCTTTTCTTTTTGTTTTTCTGTCATTGTTTGTAATACCTTTATCAACTTTATACAAATCAATAACACGTACTACTGAAGCAGGATCATCAGAGTTTTCATATAAGGCATCCCTAACCCACTTAGGTTGTTCATCTGCCCAAGTATGAAAGTCATCTGATTGTCTTAGTTGATCAAAATCTTCATGAGACTTTCTAATTTCATTCTCTGCTTTTGTTCTCGTAAGTTCTGCCTGTGCTTCATCTAGCTCCTGTAGACGTATCTCAGCTTTAGAAAACATCTCTTGTGCTTTTTGTGCAGCGATAGTTTCTACTATGCCAGCTACATCAGGATTTTCTTTTGCCCATTCTTCTATATCATCATCAGATTTAGGTGGTGCTATACCTTGTCTTTTAGATTGTTTTTGAAGAGCTTCAAACTTTTCTTCCCACTCTTTTTCTTTCTTTTGAATATGACGCCTTAAATCACCATAGCGTTTTTTAAAACTTCTTTCTTCTGCAGATAACGTTTCTTCTTTAACTTCTGTATCGGCCTCTTTCGTTTCGGTAGTTTCTTCTTCTTGTTGTTGTTCAGATTCACCACGATGCTCTGCTTCAAGACGTTTAATCTCCTTTTCGTCCTCTTCTAAACGCTGCTGTTTTCGTGTATAGTTATATCCCCTATCTACAAATCCTGCAGTCTTTTGAGTTTCTACTTCTGCTAGTTCAGGCATTTTATTCTCCTTATGTTGGGGCCAGTCGTAACTGGGTAGCCTTATTGTTTACCTGCGAGTCCAGACTTTCTAGGTCTACCTCTTTTCTTTTTCTTTGGGGTAGCCATTAGACCACCTTTATTTCTTCCACCCACGTTAAAAGTGCCTTTTTCTTTCATTTGTTCTATTGCTTCCTTTGGGTCAGATGAGTAAACATTACCAGAACTTACAATTTTTTCTTGCTGTTCCTTGTCTATTCTATCGCCCTCTCTTCTAGCAGCAGCTATCTGTGCAGCAGTTGGACCATCATTATCTCGACCTGAAGTTACTTGTTTAGGTGGTTCATTAGATACAGCAGTTTTTGGCACCGCAGAGAAAAAATCTGGATCAGTAATACTTTTACTTGAGCCATAATAACTAACATCATCAAAACCTTTTTTAGCAAGTGATTGACTATATATTTGTTGATTTGCAAGATACCTTGCTCTTTCACCATAAGTTCCTTGCATAGCTTCATGTAAGTTATACAGACCTTCTGAAGTATCTTCGTTAAAAGTATATTCTCTTCGTTGTCCTACATTTTTACCAGCACTATCGTATCTTGCATTTGGTAAGACCTCATCATATTTACCAGAATAATAATTTTTAATTACTTCTTTATAACTATTTCCTGTGCCAATACCTAAGTTATCTAGTGTTTTAAAGAAACCAGTGTCAAAAGCACTATTATCTATTAGTTTCTGTATTTCACTAGCTGTTTCACGCATTCCTTGCTCTTCTGCAAATTTCATAATTCCTTTAGCTTGTGCTAATCTATTAATACTAGATATACCTCCAAGCAATTGTAAACCAGGAGGGCCAAGTCCTCCAGGTCTTGTAAGGCCAGGCATATTTTTTAAATCTAATAGTTCTCCTGCTTTATTTTTTAAACCCTCTGCATCATTAGCACTAATACCTTCTAAGAAACTTGTATCTGGTTTTTTATCAGGAACAAACTCTCTACGATCTTTCTTTTGTGTTTCAAATTCAGGTTTTAAAGCAGCATATCCTTCCTCAGTAAGTGGGTATGCTGCAGCATTTTCTACATTTTGAGGATCACTTGTATCTATAATAAACTCACTTGGATTATTAGGATCAGAAATATATTTAATATTTATAAATTTTCCAGTTGCATTATAGTGTTTTCTAAATTGAGTGATTGAAGTTGTTCCTGCAGTAGCGGCTCTATTTGCAATTGCAGAAGAACTCATTGTAGAAAAAGGGGACAAATATTCTAGGGGATTTCTACCTTGAGGCAAATTTTGTGGACTAAAAATAGAGTTATCTCCCCCACTTTGAAAACCTGTCATTACCCCACCTTGATTTGCAGTAGCTGGTTTAGGCATACCTACAGGTTTAATCTGCATATTTCGTTGAGCTTGTTCTGGAGTAATAGGTTCTCCACCTATCCTACCTGTTCTTTCCATCTGTTGTAAATTATTTTTAGCTTGATTGCGTAGATTCTCAAAAAAACTTACTCCATAGTATCTAAGGACATCTGCAGGAACTACATACTCTCCCTCTGATAACATTGCAGGAATATCATCTCTAACTTCTTTTGCCATAGAACCAGGTGGCACTTCATTACCAGAGACAGGATCACGTAACATACCATCGTCTTTCATGCCATCATAATCAAATAAGTCCATCTGATCTTGCATACTTTTTATATTTTGCATAACGCCCCCTTCAGCCATTAATTTTATCTCTCAACCTTGATAAATCACGTAAAGCACGTATTACACCCTGTAGTCTGAACATCTCTTCAGGTTCCCTAGATTGTTCAAGGGCTACTTGAGCAAACCCTAATCTTTCCTCTAACTCATCTAAAAAAGGATTATAAAGTTCAGGATTATTAACAAAAGGTTTTAAATTATTATTTACTACTAACTTCATTGTAACTGCCGTTCACCACCAGTATTGCCTGAGAAGCCCTGTTCTCCTGGTGTAGGTGCTGTTCCTGTTCCTATAGTACCTCCCCCACTACCTTGCGTATCCTGCACCTGTGCGCCTGCTGGTGCGCTCTGAGGGGCTACTGGGGGTGGAGGGGGTGGATTCTCTTCTCTAAACTTTTTCAACACTTCTGCTTGCACTGCAGCTTCAGAAAGATTATTACCTACCTTATCAGGGTCAAGATCCATAGACTTTGCAATCTCACGTACAATATAATCCATCCTAGCAAACGGAGCCAATACAGGATTAGATACTACCTGCATAAACTGCATCAGCCTTTGACTACGTACCTCAGTAGCCATCAGACTTTCTGTACCACGAGCTTTAACTTCTAAGTCACCTTTAATCTCTGGGTCAAAGTTAAACTGCATATTAAAACTAAAGAAAGCCTTACCAAGTGGGGCTAATAAATAGTCATCAATATTCTTTATTACATTCCTAATACTACCATTAGCAGCAGACATAAGCATAGAAATACCAGAAGCAGTGCGACCCACGCCACTAACGCCTGTCTGACCATGAGCGAAAGATGGGAAGCCAGTTGATTCATCTGCTAATACCCTTGCTTTATCAAACATCTGCATATTTTCTGCAGACACATTTGGGAACTTAGTACCAAAGATCGCTTGTCCTGGTGCTCCCCCTTGTCTCCTAAATACTTTACCAGGATACACAGAAAGGTCTTGTCCTGGTACTAAATTTGTTTCGTCTATCTCAATAAGTAAATTACCTGATAGTGCAGCATTATCTACCGCCATCCTCATAAACCCATTCATAAGGGTCTGTGTATCATCCATATTTTCCCCTATACCTACCCCAAAGATACTATAAGGATTCATTTCGTATGGTGCAGCAAAATAAGGTATATATGCAGGTGTAAACGGATTCATAACAAGACGTAACACCTGACCATTACAAATCCAAGCATTTATACTTACTTGATCAGAATCTTGTAATTCCTCTGGTATCTCAACATCTTGTCCCTCTAGAGTCTCTGTGTCTATAAAACCCCAAAACTCTAAAACTTCAAACCTTTCAACACTATATTCTTCTGCATCATCCTCCATAATGTGTTCCCACCATTCTTTTTGATAGGACTCACCTAAGTTAAGTGCATTGTCTATTGCGTTAGAACGAAAGTAGGGACGATTTTTTAAACCACGTAGCTGAGAGCGAGACATCTTATGACGCTCTATGATATACTCTGCCTCTTCCATTGTTGCTGCATCAGGATCAGGATAGAAGTTCCAGATAGAAACACTAGAAGTTTGTGGTATAGTTTTAAATACTGGAGAATACTCACCGTCATCATTCCAATTAGGGTATTCTTTATCTATAGCAAATGGACCCTTCATAATCCCTGTGCCAAACAAAGCTGTTTCAAAAGCAGCAGCACGTAAATGTTTCTTTGCGTAGGACTCTTCTAGCTGGTCATGTATTCTTTTTTCCATTTTCTTAGCTGCAATTTCTGCAGGATGAGTTTGAATAGTTGTAGGTGTTGAGCTTGGGTCTTCTTTTAATATATCTAAAACAGGCTCTAACTTATCCTCTAAACCTGCAAGTCTTTCTACAAACTGTGGGAAAGTTTCACCAGGAAGAAGATCTTTGCTTTCTTGTTTTTCTACTGCCTCTCTTATTTGTGGATTTGTTTCAAAGCCAACTGTCTCAGCAACTCCCTCTGGTAAAGTTGTTGGATCTATTGAGATAGGAAATCTTTGTCCACCAAAAAGAACTTCTGCTATCTGACCATAAGCAGCTAACACTTTTGTCTTAGTAACCTTTACAAATATTTTAGATTTCTCTGTAGATGTAAATTGTACATCTGGGCCATACAAACCCCTATAATTTCTGTAAGCCTGTATCCATCTCTCTTCGTCTAATCGTCTAGAAGTTTCAGCCTTGTAATATTTTCCCTTTACAAAACTAACTATTTGTCCTGCTGCTGGATCAGAATATCCATCTTCCTCTACATCATCAATACTAGAGGTTTCCTCTCTGTCCATTAACATTTCTTCAAGTTCTTCTTCCATTTATTTTTCTCCACTGTCTTTATGAATACAGTCTAACTGGATTGTATAATTTTTATTTTCTATATAAGATTCCCAAGCATTAGAGTTTATTATTCTTTCACATTGTTTTAAAGTAAAAGGTTCTTGCATTACATATTGATTGCCAATGTAATTCCACTCAGTTCCATTAAAACTCCACATACTAATAACAACTAAAAAAGTTTTCATTTAATATCCAAACTTTGTATCTGCCATTTGAAAACCTGAACCCTGTGCTACAGGATCAAAATCAAATAGATTACTTCTAGGTCTTGTCATTACTCCATAACGTAAAGCATCGTACAAGTGATCTTCTGCATTTGTATCTACATCTTCTGGATTATTTTTATCAAGAGGTATGGCAGGTAATTGAGATATGGTATTAACGCAACTATTAAAAAATACCAATCTAGGCTCCTCTGTAAACTCATCTACTTGTAATCTCCTGTGTATTTCATTTTTACCTGCTACACGAGATCCTCTTGATCTATCAGATGGCCTCCACCTACAACCTTTCATAATCATTTGTTCAGCAAGACTAGGACCAGTATCTCCTCTATTGTGCCATAAAGAAGAGTCTAAAACACCGTATCGTATTTTATCTTCTCCTTCTGCCTCTAAAATCATATCTGCTAAATTATCAGCAGTTACTTTAGAAACATACAACTCTCTATATACAACTAGTTGCTCTGCAGGTGTTACAGCAAACCACACCACTCCTGTATGAGAGCCATATCCATAGTCACAAGCTCTAAATCTAGTCCAACTATTAGGGATATCGTAAGGGTCTACCACATGAATCTTACGGTTAAATTCAGGGAAGGCGGCTCCCTCGTTAATATCCCAATCTCCTTCAAGTAGCTGTCTACGTTGGTGCTCAGGCAGAGATAAAAGATTAGCTTCGTACAGACCATCATCAGCAAGATACGGATTATCAAAAAGTGTTGCAGGGATAAACTTACGTTTAAATAAAGGCTCACCCTCTTTACTATGACCTTTAGGCCAAGTTATAATTTGTCCACTGTCTATATCAGTAGCCCAAAAAGATTTATTATGTTCTGCAGGATCAACAAAAGTTTTCTTTACCCACTGATGCCCTGGTCCTCCTGGGTTGCTTGTTGCCCTCATATACAAAGGCAACCCACTATCTCTAGTTGTACGTAACCTACTTCGCATAAAATTCCACGGATAAGGAGTAGGCCACTGTGTAAGTTCATCAAACCCTATCCAATTAAATGCCTGTCCTTGATATCTCATTACATCATCATCACGATCAAGATAAGACATCCACAACGTTGCACCAGAAGGAGCCACCCAAGTTTTATCACGTTCCATAAACTTTATACCAGGAATAGCTTTTGGGTAAAGTTGTTTAGATACTGAAATAAGTTCTCTTAGTTCTTCTGTACTACGTCTAACAAGTAGCATACTAGCATGAGGATTATCAAAATATCTAACAGGATCAGCAACTAAGCTGTAGCTCTTCCCGCCACCGGCCGAACCTCCATAAAGCACCTCTTGTTCTGTAGCAGCAAGAAAAGCTGTCTGTGGACCAGGATTAGGTTTAAATATAACCTCTCTAGGTCTTTCTTGTATATCCTCAGCTAATACTTGAGGCTTCTCCGTTTCCTTGGGAGATGATCCTACCTTCAAGTTTTTGCGCTTTCTCAAGAGCTTCTTTGTATCGCTTGGCAAGGTAGCGTTGATTTGAAGCTGCTGTCTTACGTTTTTGCTCAATCTTTACCCTCTTCATTAGACCCACATGAGATATTTTTCTGCCAGATTGTGTGCTTAACCAATTTGCTACATCACGGTAGCTATACTGCCTTAAATATTTCTTAGCCTTTTCATAAAGTTCTAATTCTTCTTCAATAGGTAAGAGTATATCTTTATCTTCAGGATCTTGTTTATATCCAAAAGGTATGTGTCTGCCTATTCTGACTACGGGGTGCCAAATATAACCATCATCTGTTTTATCTGGTACTGGAAGTTTCCACTGTTTATTAATCTTCATTTTCTTTTGGGGGTAAAATAAACAAAGGACTATCAGCTTTTACTTCTACCTTTTCTGTTTTAACAAAGCCAGCCCTATCTAATAAATCTTTTGCTGCTGCCATCTTTTCTTTATTACCTAACTCTGTAGGATTATTAAGGATCTCCATCATAGACCAAGCAGCTTGTGGTCCACGAGTTGCAAGAAACTTTTTAGTAAGCTCTGCAACTTCCTCCTGCAAAGAGTTTAAAATAACACTAGAAGAAATACCTGGAGCATAGCCAGCAAGTTTTACTGCTCTTGCTGGACTTCCTCGTGCCTCTTCAAAAAGCACATCTAAAAACATCTGTTGTTTTTCTGTAAGATTACGAGCCATATTATTTCCTATGCTACTACAAAGTCTATGTTTTCACCCTGTCTTTGTTGTGGATATACTTTACCCATATTCTGAGGATGGTACGTATAGGCATCTGTATATTTATACTTTTGTATTTTTTTATCTATTGCTCTAGCAGTTTCTTCTACTTTTTTAACTGAATAGTCAACCAATCCTTTATCAAAAGGTTGTAAAGGTAAAGGCATATAATCAAGAAGTCCAAGACTTA